ATATAAATTATGCGGCGCACTACGTTTAGCAAAACCAGATGGGATTTTCTTACGAATAAATCTGTCGAGTTTCACTAAATCAATGTCTTGTGGCTCCAGCTTAGCTACTTCCATCCCACAACCAATATCTACTCCTACTAGATTTGGTACAACGTAGTTTTTGACTTCCATAGTCGTTCCAATAGTGCAACCTGCTCCTGCATGGACATCAGGCATAATGCGAATTTGTAAGCCCTTAGCCCACGGTTGGTCGCAGAGTAGCTTAATCTGGTCAAGTGCTGTCTGCTCTACTTCGTCTGTGTAGACCTTAGCAAAGTTATCTTTACCTTTAATTACTCTCATTTTTCTCCTCCATTCTCGATAACCGGAATCCCATATTTAACAGCTACTTCTCGCTCTAGTAGACATCCTCGTGCATTCCTCCAATCGCCCCACAACACCAATACATCTGCTCTCGCAAGTTGCCTAATAGATTCACCTAAATACCATGCTGGAATATTTTTACAAGCTTTTGGCGCATCCTCTGCGATAAAGCTATCAATGATAATAACAGACCCAAAGGCTTTAACGAGCCAAGCTTCACATTTTCTGCGGTCTGCTTTAATCTCCTCATCAGTCTTTCCATCCATTGGTTGAGAAATGAAAAATGTAGTCATTTATTTTCTTCCTTTTGACTTAAATTCTACTTGTTCTTCCCAAAGTATTTGCCCTTTGTGTTCACCTTCCATGAACGTGTACATAAAGCGCCCGTTTCCGATGTGGGTTCCGATAGCAAGAGCAAAGTCGTCATTACTGCCTTTCTGACGAATTTTACGACGCCCTTGCTTTGCCTGTTGTTGTCGTTGGTAAGTTTCTTCATCAATCATATTCATTCCTCCGTGTTATAAATATTTTTTAGCGCGTCAGCATGCTGCTTGCGAAGAATGTTTTTACGTCTTTTCTCCTCAACAATTTCTAGCCAGTTTTTACTCATCACCCCTCCGCCCCCAGATACGTTTTCCATTCGTTTGGATGGTCCTTGATGGAGGCTTCAGCATCCTCATATGATTCAAAATAAATACAACCGTCCAAGCCGCGATCGGATGCTGTATCTAGACCACCTTCATCGGTATAATAAACTTCAATATGCCTATAATCGTCGCTTCTACTTGGCTTAAATCCTTTAGTATCACGTCGCAGGATTACTTCAGCTTTGCGACGAGCAAGTTCCTTTTCGGCTTCTTCTTTGGTTAAAAATACGTCGCCAGTGTCGCGATTAGCCGTATAATCACCATTATTCCAGAATCCACCAGCAACCCTGCCATCTTCAATCACATAGAATATATCATCTGTCTTCAAATCCCATTCTGTTTTCGGGCGCTCTGGGATTCCCTCAAACCAGTCCTTGAGGATTTCTGGGTGAGCTTTCAATAAGTTTTTCTGGTATACAAGTTCCCCCCTATCGGTATGCACCAAATTACCATTCGGAGATATATGGAACAGCTCTCCCGCCTTATACAGTGGCAACTCTTTTAGCAATTTATATTTTTTATATTTCATTTATAGCCTCCTTATCTTTGAGTTAATAAAATAAACACACAAATGATCCCGATTATCATCACGATCATAGCCGCCAACGCCCAAATCCCGAAGGCCCAAGCAGTATGAGCTGCCTCGCGATCAGCTTTCTCCGCTTTATACCGTACAACTTGCTTACGTGTAGGCATATAATCCTCAAATGCTAGCCCACTCTGCTCGGCCACGACTTGAGGCATTTTTCGTGCCGCTGGGATGTACTCAGTTCTGAGACGGTACTCGTAGTACGTCTTTGACCGCTTGATATGCCTGAGTGTAGTGGCTTTAATCCCAAAATCTGCCATCACCCTCACGTCATCCAATCCGTGGCCCAGAGCTCCCTTAATCGCATGGAAGCGCTCAGCTGTGATTTTGTTGCTAGTCCCCATTTTTAGACCCATCCTTATTCCTCCTTTTATTTAATGATCTTTAAGGTATTAAAGACCCTAGTGGACCACCAATTACCAAAAGTGTAAGGATAATTTATGTGGTGATCCGCTAGGCTGGGCAGTTTGAACAGAGGTGCTACGCCCAGTCTAGTGTGGTATACCGCGACGGCAGGATTCGAACCTGCATCTCTGAGCCCAGTGTTTATGCGCATAAACTGCTCAGTGCTTTACCGATTAAGCTACGTCGTGCCATGGTTGGAGAAGTAGGAATCGAACCTACCGCAATCGGCTTATGAGACCGATAAGTCCACCAGAACTTATTTCTCCAGAGGTAGTTGGTGCCACGGTCTAAACGGCCAACCGCAATGCTGGACGATTGGCGGCACCTGACTATGTTACTCGATCCCTAAATCTGCTAGCGTATAAACACGTCCGCTCTCAAGTCCTTCAATAATTGATGGCATGTCTAAATCTTTTTCCAAGTCATCATCGCAGTCCGGTGCATAAAAATAGCTAAAGTCAATATACGTCACATGCATCAGTGATTCGGTTTTATACATTTTTGCAAAAGCCTTAATGGCTTGCTTTTCTTCTTCTGAAAGTTCCACTTTCACTTCATTCTTTTCAGCAATCGCCCATTCTCTTATGATAATAAGATTTTCCAGAAACACCCATGAGCAGAAGAGTATGCGTCATGGTTTTCGTAGACAACCGTAGGTCGTAGAGTGGAATTCTCGCGAATCTTTTTGAGCAATTTATCTGTATCGCTATATCCGCCCGGATCGTCACTGTAATCAATCACCGCCCCCAAAAAGAACGCATTGAACAGGTTCGCATAGCTCAGGTCCGCGTTGCGCAGGTTCGCGTTGCACAGGTTCGCATAGCTCAGGTCCGCGTTGCGCAGGTTCGCGTTGCACAGGTTCGCACCGCACAGGTTCGCACCGCACAGGTTCGCGTTGCGCAGGTCCGCATAGCTCAGGTCCGCGTTGCACAGTGAAACATTTCGACTCACCGCTTCAAGTACGGTCTTCTTCAATGTGTTATCCTCAGACTCGTACTCGAAGATCACGCTTCCATAACCTCGATGCTTAATCTGGATCTTGATTTTATTGCTTTGCATTTTCCTCCTTTTAGTTATTTACGATAAGATTTCTATCTTCCTCACTCTGTCCCATCTCGGCATTTTCAATGTCTATGACAGGTTTTCGGTCAACATATTGTTCCTCGCTAGTCTGATCAATTTCGATTGCCTTTGCGAGCTGAGTAGAGAGGATACCCCAACGGCTCAATAAGAGCTTCAATACAGTCTTTTTCTTCATGGCATCTGGTTCAGTTTTCCAAATGCCATTCTTGCTGTTGTATGATTTGGAATACTTTGCGCCATGTTTATCCAAGTCTTTGTTGCTCATATAAAGTCGCTTACGAAAACCTTTTAGCGTAATAAAATATGCAGCATACCCAATAATCTTTTCGCTACGCTCACTTTCCGGCAAGAATTTAATGATTTCTTCGCCAGTATATTCATCTACGCCGCTCAGTTCGTTATCATGAACCTCTTTGACCCCGATAGTCTCGTATTCTCCGCTTCGCATGGCGAGTTGTATAAATCCTTTATATCCCATCTGGAACTGTGGTATTACTACATTATTTTTCCAGTTTCTATATGGTAAAACATATGCAAAGCCCAAGTTCGGATCTACCGGTAAATCTAGCGCAGCTGCCTTGAGACATTCGGTTATAACTTTATTCGGGTCGCATTGCTGCAAATCTGTGTATGAGTTCGCCAATGATAGGATGCTTGTTACGAATTGTTGAGCGCGATTGCCTAGTAAATCTCGCATACGATTCATATATTTTTCACTATGCACTAGTTGAGATAACGTCAACGAGGCTTTAACGGCTACTGTTGGTTTACTTTCTTTTTGTTCCGTCATAGGCTAAAATCCCCTAATTCTGGCACTTCTTCGATAATGAAACTTGGTTTCTTGTCGCCGAAGTCCTTGATTGTATCAATGCATTTTCTTAGTTTTCGTTCGCCTGCTTCCAGAAACTCTGGGCCTGCGTGAAAATATTGCACACGGTATGGCGCTATGGTTTCCACTACACAAAAGAAATAGTTAGCCATTGCCGTGCTAATCTTCTGCGAGGCTGAACCTATGAGAGTATAGACGGCGGCTTGCAAATCATAGTGCATCCAACTAGCTTTTTTGAAGAAGTCATCAAATCGTCCAGTTGTTTTTATGTCGGTGATAATCATTGAATCGCCATTGATTTTGAGCGCATCGGCTTTTCCGCGTAATTCTACGCCGTCAGCTTTTGCATACATTTCTACCTCATGCTTAAAGCCCTTTCCAAGCAGATATTGACTTGTCAATGGATGTTTTTCTATGCGTTCATCAACAACAGTCTTTACGGCTTCGAATTGAGCCTTTGTGACGATGTTTTTATGGTTGGCGATTTGCTCATCTCTCCATTCGCGTGCTGCTTTACTACGAAAATCGTCAAACTCGCATACAGCGAAAGCATCTTCTCCTCCAAGCACTAGCATATGTACTAATTGTCCGAAGTCGATAAATTGGCTCTGCGGTTCTGGCAACATGCCTTGTTTACCAGCTACTGCGTAATCAATTCCAGAGTCAAGAATCTTCTTCATTGAAGAATAACTCCATTCCGGTCGTTTGTGATAGTCTACTGCTGTGTTCATTAGTATACCCCCATCATTGCTTCTTGACGTTCGCGCTCATACTCATGAGCGTCTTCATCCTCCGCCCAAACGATAAACTTAGCCTCTTCATATAGATTTTGTACTAGCAATTTTGCTAGTAGTTCAACGTCGATAAAATCTAACCACCCGTACTCCGTACCAAGCGTTTCCGATAAACTCTCTGCTAACTCCTCTTCGTCTTCAATTCCTTCGTGCATTAACTGGCAGAGATATTCTTTTGCGTCGAACTTTTTGTTCAACATGGTGTTGCCACAGTGATAGCAAACGCTAAACTCTTTATCTTCCGAATCCGTAGAGCTATATACGTCATAGGCTCCACATTTTTTGCATTGCATCTTATGCGCTATTACTTTTTTCATTTCTCAATCCTTTCTCAATCCTGCCCTCGACCACCCGACCACGATTGAGATTTTGGTCAGGTGATTGAGAGCACGATGTAAAAGTTATGCTTAATACTTATACTTATTTACAAATGTAGTCACGGTCATCACCGTAATAGGTTCCTTGCCATGTCCATTCGCAGTCGTTTGCGATTGCGTATTCCCTAAAATTAAATGCCCGCTTCAGGTTAATTAGCCCTGCAAGCGTGATCAATATGATGACAGATAATACGACAATAATGGCATTCTTAATAGTATTTTTGTTTTTCATAATTTCTCCTCTCTTAATTTCTAGCCCACCAATTCTGTGTACAAAAGAGTAAATCCATAATGGAAGTTATCATATATAAATTCAAAGGCATAAATGAACAAAGTTCCTTTAATCTGTGTAGGTGCAATGCTACAAGCGCTAGCATCAACGCTATGTACACAGAACCGGTGGGCTAGAAGATCCAAGTTGTATTTATGCCATGACCTCCAAAAACTCAAATATTAGGCCAGCTTCCTTACAACTTGAAATTAAATTATTATTATTATTATTATTTCTAGCGTAATCAAATTGTTAAGCATCTTAAACTCGGAATCACCGTAGTCGTTTATTGTGTCTACGGAGCTTGAAGTTAGCCACTTCGAAGCCCCGATTGAAACAAAAAACTCAGGTGTGAACCTGAGTTGGTGTACATGTCGTTTTTAAGGACACCTTGCGGTGTACCTATATAAGGCATGTACACCACTCAAGGTGTACACTTTTACAGTATTTAGCCTTTTAAGATTCGTTTGTTATCTCTATATTAGCACACGGAATGCACACCGTCAATATAGTTTTTATGCTTTTATAACAATTTTGGAGACGAAGCGGTATACTTTCGAAAGTAAAGCTCGTCAAGATCGCTTGAATCAAGATCATGCAGATATCTTTCGGTAGTTAGCTCAGATGAATGTCCGAGTCCCATCTGGATCAGCCTTGTTGGTACTCCGATCTTCTTGAGATCTGTTGCATAGGAATGTCGGAGATCATGTGGCTTAAAATCCTTAATTCCAATCTGCATAAACGGCTTTCTCATCATACGTCTTATAGTTTCTGTAAGTATTGGGGTATGGCTCTTTGTACGACTGGTCCACAGATAGTCTGTGATACTGTTGCCTTCAATGTAATATCTCAATCGTTCCATTACCTCGTCGCTCATAATAGCATTGCGGTATTTCCCACCCTTGCCAAGTACTCTCAGTCTATTTCCATTAATATCTGATAGTTGTATATGACGCAGCTCGTTTATTCTGAGACCACAATCAAACGCTATTTTGATCATCAGCCAAGCTTCACGATCAGCGTGCTTGAGTGCCTCGTAAACGATAGCTCGGTCGTAGAAGTTGCGTTTTGGAGTTATCTCTTTTTGTTTTAGTACCTCGGGGAGATGGACATTTGGGATCAGTACCCCATATTCTCGAAGGTATTTGATCATTGCGATCAAATGTTTACGTCGATTGTTTACTGTCCTAGCATTAAGGCCAGCCTTATTTTGATCCATCATCCATTGATTGATGATTGCATTAGTCAGATCATTCATATCAAGAATCCCAGTATATTTAGCAAAGTGATTCAGTGACGAGATCTTCCCGCGCATCGTTGCCTTGGTGAAGTTGCGCGTATATTTACAGTAGTCTAGATACTGTGTCAATTGGTGGTATAGTGGAGAATTGGTCGATTTGACATATCTCTCGCAGTTGTAGGTTGGTGATGATGACATAAAAGCTCCTCCCCACCCTTTAATTTAATAATGGACAGGGAGGGCCACTAACCTAACCTTGCATCTCTGGGCGCTTAGCGCAACTCGCCACGAAGTATCGAATCGGAGATCGCACACGTCCTTTATGAGCCAGTTCATATGTCGTCCAAATGTCGTTCTCGCTCATGCGATAAGCACACTTCAGGAAAAACTTGTAACTTTGTGGCGCGGAGAATTTATCAACTAGCCGTTCAGCTATCCGTTGAGCGCGAGCTGCACGCAGATTATTGTCATTGATCATTGATTCATTGAGATTCCTCTTTGAGGAATTCCATTGATCATTGATCATTGATTTCAATGATTCGGGTCTCATCCCTGTTTTACCTCCTGTTAAATTTTAGCAACAAAATCCTCGCCCGCTCGTCTGCGCGGATTTTGCCGTATGACGGTTAGACGTATTTCGAGCGCGAATAGACTAACCGTATTTGTAGTACCTAAACGGGTCAACAAAAAACCCGATCCTCATTGAGAGGAAGGGGCTTCGAAGTGGCTAACTTACCTTCAGTATAGCAAACCGGTGATGGTTTGTCAAGACTATTTGAAAATAGCGAGGAGTGCCGATACGATCATTCCTAAAACGGACACTCCAATCGGGATCCAATACCCGGGTTGCCGATAATCCATTTTGCTCTTTTTTATGGCGTTACTTTCAGAGATTGCTTTTTCTAGGGCAGATTTTATGTCCGGATTACGCTCAATGGATTCCTTGATCACATCCTGTATTGCATCATTGAGCGGCTTGTTTTCCGTAATGGCTGCCTTTATTGATGGCGACAAGTTATGTGGAGCAAGTGCTTCCTCCACAATTGGCTGCAATGCCTCCTTATAATCATCATTATCCTTAGGCATATTATTTGGCATCTTTCGATAGAGCCTTCGGCATAAATTTAATGACTCGTCCATCCTTTTGCGGGACCGCGATAGGGGTGCCGTTAGCTTCTTTTAGTACTCCGATAGCAAATGCGATGATATCGCGTGCATCTTGCATACCATATTTGACAACGATGTCCTCCAAAGCTGCAAGATCCCCATTTGCGATTTCGATACGGATTGCATCTACACCATCCTTGTTTGGTTGTTTAGTCTGTAAGATATTAATTGCCATACCTCTATTATAACAAATTATTAAAAACTTAGTACTTGTCTCCTGTGGAAAACTTCGCCAAGATCATGGGGAATTCATCGTTTTTTCACAAAACCCATTGACTATCTAACACTGCTTGATATAATAAGAGCATAGCAAGGGGATAGCAGATTAAAACGGCGGTAGAAAGGAGGAAAATGGAAGTAGAGAAGATCGAGATCCGAGTAGTTATTAAAAAGAACAAAAAAGTTACCCCTCCAAAACAACCGAAAGAGTAACTTAGCTAAATAATAACCTAAAGGAAAGGAAAAATCAACCCCTTGCTAAAATCCGCCGCTCAAGAAAGGAAAACATGGAAGAAACTATTGCTATCCCCAAATCTGAATATCTAGAGCTCAAGCGTAGAGCCGAAGCTTATGATAAGATCAAAGCCAAGAACTCGACCGCAGGCAAAGCCTCGGCTAGTAGCCTTACCCCAGAGCAACGCCGTGAGCGTGCCAAAAAGGCTGTACAGGCTCGTATTGCTAAATATGGGCAGAACCACAAGTCCTAATTCTTCAAATGGGCAGCCCTAGAAATAATGTAATTGATATCTACATTTTCATCTTTGGACCACTTGCGGAACGCCCCACTCATCCACGTGTCGCCTTGGAGCTCTAAGAAATACCGCTCGCCGAGAGCTAGAATGGCTTGATGTTCGCTCGGAGCATGCTGGATGGCCTGCATTAGATCTACACGGGCCGTTTCTAGGTCATTCTGGAGCTGGTTGGTGGCCATAGCGTCAATCTTGCCTTCCAACGCTGCCTGACGCTCTAGAATAGGCTTCAGTGCTTTATCCAGACTGGCATCGAGCGATTTCTGCCGTTGTTTGACTAAGAAGTTATAAATTACTGTACATCCCGTGATCGCTCCGGCGATCATGCCGATCCAGCTAAAAACGTCTCCGAGCGTCATGGACTCCATTATTTAGTTTTCCTCTTTTGGCTTGTGGTGGGCGCTGTTTCAGTCGCGGTATCATTCACAACCTTGGAAATGCCAAACACACTTCCAAGCAGCAAATCAAAGGCCGAGACGGTAGTAACAACTGCCTCTACAGGAATATCCCACTCCCAAGCCTTAGCGATTGATACGAAGAACGTGTTAAACGCTGGGATTACAAAGATCACTAACCACCGAAGCACCTCGTAGACTTGTTTATTCAACATACTTAAACTAACCTCAAATTATTTCTTTTCACTGCCGCATAAATTGGGCCATTGATGCTATCAGCTGTAAGTACTACACGATCCCCATTGATCTGTCTCACGAAATAAAAGCTTCGGGTCTGTTTGAGCGCGCGTCCGTTATAGTCCACCCAGCTCATCGGCGCCACTCGGCTACCAACATCAATTGTAAACGGCTTTGGTGCTGGAGTAGGTGTATTGCCTTTTACTTTAGCATTCACAATATCCTGCACAGCTTTCGGATCATACCCCGCCTGTTTAAGAGATTCATAGCGTGCTGGAGCTATTCCCCATTTACCCGCGACAACCTCATCTGCAATCTGCTCATTAGTCTTTTTTACCTGATCGGCTACGTGCTCAACGACTCTCGCACCATTGCAGCTTTCTCCCCAACCAAAAACTTTGAAGCCGTTGAGACTAGTCAGGCGTTTTCCATCAGAATAGAGCGTGCCGTGATCCGACACGATTACATGTTCGTAAGGGCTTACGGTATCCAAATAGATCGGTACAGCCACGTTAGTGGGAAGCGCAGAAATATCATGGAGTGTCCCCGCATTTTTATTCGCCTCCATATCAGCTTTAGCGTCGGCATACTTCGGCCCGATCCCAAAGCCAAGCCGTACATTCTGCAGACAGTATCCCGGCTTCTTGCCCATTTTGTTAATGTCGAAATTTCGAGTTTGTTTCCAAGCCATGTTATTTATTCTCCTCTAGTTCTTCATCCTGTACCTCTCTTCCATTGAGAGCGATGTCCTCCATTAATTGCTCTGGTGTGATTTGTTCCATTTATTTCCTTTCTATTGCCTTAATTTTTTCGCCAATAATCTCAAAATCGTAATGCTTTTTACATTTGCCATTCGCACAGATGACGTTCTTCATCACGCCTCCTGTCGATTCCATCATGTATCGCCCGCAGTTAGGGCAGAGAATTTTTACTGCCTTAAGGGATTTCTTGCGTCTGTAGGTAATCTCCATGGTGCAATAACAGTGGGGATGATCGTGTGGCACCGTATCTCCGTTTGAAAACTCCTCATCGATTCTGACCGTCTCGCCATCAAGATGATAGCATTCTATGCAGACGTCCGGAGAAGCTGGGTTAATCTTCCACGTCTTATACATCTCCAGATCTTCAGCTTCACCAACTCGGATCGCTGCGATTAGAACACCCGTCTCCATCGCATGATGTTCTTCCGATCTTGCCCAACGCTCTGCGCGATATTCATCCTTGTTTTGTCGATCAAGTAATAATGCACGAACTTCGTCTGGGCTTAGACCATTACTCAACGACAGATCTAGATCAGTTTTGATTTCATCGATCGTTTGCTGACCATAAGATTCAATTAACTCTACTAATCGTCTCTCGGTCTCTGTAGCCTGCTCGTCAGTTATGGAGAACTCTGGAGCGACAATTCCTATCCTGATTGCAAGATCCTTGATTGCATCAATTCCGCTGCTCCTGATAATGTCTGTAAGAATTGGCCTTAAAGCATCAATGACCTCTTGCTTATACCCCGAATCTTCCAACCACACCTGGAGATCGGTGATAATTTGGGATATTTCCTCATTGGTTAAATTGCTGCTGTCCCCGGACCGTTTCGATAGAATCTGATCAATAATAGTAATACCCTGCTGCAGAACCCTATTCTGGTAATTTCGCATGATAGCGACGAGTTCTAGATTAGCTGGTGCTTTCCAGATCTCCTCTGTTTGCAGGTCAACCTCTTTTTTCTTGAAGGATTTTTTCTCTGAATTATCATCCTCACTCGGTGCTTCTGTCACTTCCGGTAGTGGCGATTCAATTGGAGATGGCTTTTCTTTCACTAGAGCATTAAATGAGCTGGGTAGTTGTAACGCTTCTACAGCAGATTCGGCTGTAAAGCCAGACGACATGAGGAGCGTCAGACTTTCTGCTTGAACCTTACGGGTATCTGTGAGTACTGGTACTTCATAATCAAAGCTAATCGCAAAGCCTAAACCCCCGAGAGCTCGATTGAGCTGGTGGGTCATTTTAGACCAAACTTTCACTAGTTTTGGATAAAGAACGCGTCTCGAGAATACATAGTCGGCAACTTCAGCACTTGCATAGTTAGAGTTCTGCAAATACCCCTTGACTTCCTGTGGTACCCCGAAATCCATATCGATTTTCTTATTGGCTTGATCAAACAAGCTCTGCAACGTACCCTTCTGGTCCTGCTGTGCAAACGGTACCCATTCGATTTGTGACGTCAAAGGCTTACCATCGATCGCTGATGTGGGGCGGTGAGTATAGATTAAGTTATTCGCGTTGCGCGCGCCTCGATGATGTTCTTGTAAACCATCGACAATCTTATCAAACTCCTCTTTCGTTCTTGCCGTGACTACCATCTGACCAGCGGGGACTGCGCCATTTCTGAAGAATCCAGCCTGATAATCTGCCACGTAATCATCTACAGTTGACCATTTCTTCGCTGCCATGCTTGGCGAATAACCGTCAAGCAAGCTGTACGGATTAACGTTTAAGCTGAGAGCGATAACATCGTCTTTAGTATAAGCTGTGCCATTCGCATAGTAGAGCGTAGTACCATTGATGCGCTCAACTGAACATCCTTCCAGAAATGTAAAACCTGCCAAATTATCTTTTGTGGCCGGTCCACCGGGCAGGATATCTCGCCCTTCCTTTCTCCATAGTAAAAGAAATACCGTCGGATGTACTAGCATCATCACCATTAAGGTTTCCCAGAACTCTGGGCCAGACATCTCTTCATTTGGGCTGTAGAGCACTTCAATCACATGTGGATTCTTTGTCAGCCTCTTGCCATTGGCGTCAACTGCATATGGCATCACTTCAGCAAAAGCTTCAGCGATACGCGTGATATTGGGGAAGTTGTTATCATACGTACCGTCACGATAGCAGGAAATAACGTCATTTAGGCTGAAGCTTGGGACGGATGATCCTACAACGGCTTGACTATCGCGACCTAAGTCCGCTCTTGTGAAAAACGATTTGAGTTTGTTAAACATATTAAGCTCAAGTCTGTTGCTTATAATGTGCATATTGCAATATGCACATTATAGAATCCAAGATAAAATTTATGAAAGATATTATACTCAACCAAGTTGCGATCTGGAGAGCATGCGGATCGACAGAGATTAATAAAAGGTTGTCACCTAAAGGCACTCGCTATCTCGCTCAAGGAAATAGCGTCTATCAAACATCAGAAGATTGCCTTATTAGATATGCTAAAGATTACGATAAAAACGGAGTGAAATTCTGCCTCTTTGTTCGCACTGACGTAGATAATGATAGCTTAGCGGAGCGAGCTTTGGATCAATTTGCAAAGAAATGCACCAAGGAATACATCCTAAGCGTCATCTCCAATTCTCGCATTGACGCGGTCGAGTACACTCCATTCTTCTATGACCCAAATAGCCTTAAACAGGAGACTAAATAATGGCCTTGTCACTTCCATACCCATCGATCGTATTTGTACCGCTTGACGTTCTCACAGCGGAAGAGCTAAACCAAATGGCACAAAACACTGAATTTATCGCTAATCAATTCCCAATTGCCAGTGCAAATATCGACTGGACTGGGATCGCCAAAACTGGCAAAGTAATTGATCTTGGTACTAAAAGAATTGTTTGGGGGACAGTGACTAAGAATGCCGTACCAAATAACGCTGATACGCCAGTGGATGTAACGCTTCCAGCACCAGTAGCTAATTCTACTGTTCTGTGCTCGCCAGCTTCATGGCATGCGTGGCGTTTCTGCGCGGGATATCCCCAGAATAGTACCAGCATCCGTCTTATCGTTTGTCATGAGCAGGGAACCAATCAAAATCTAACCGCCTCCTATATGGTGATTGGGGATATTCCATCTTAAGCCAAATTGGGTGGTTTAAAGCTGTCAACGTGCAGCGACAAATTAAATGCATCCCATCTTCCAGTGGTATTATTGCCTGTCATGCCATAGAACCTTACTCCGACAGTGATCACGTCTGGCGCTGACCGATACACCGCTACTTCCGCCGCAATGTCGCTAGGATTGATATAAAACGTGCTGCCTACCATTGTCTGGCCATTGAAGGTGAGCTGGTATGAATCCATAGCTCCTACTTGTTGAGCCACGTTAAAAGTGGTGCTCCACTCCCAGCCGCCATCCACTAATTGGCCTGCAGGTACAGTCATATTATGTTCGCTAGTACTCTGCAGAGCTAAGGACAGATACTCTGAATTGATTTGGAAATTATTTGGCTTCATTACCCGTAGATCCTTAAGTGCACTTTACTCCCCGGCACATTAGCCGGAATAACTCTGATACTATTATTTGTAACTGATATGGAGGGATCTCCTGTCAAATCGTAGAAACTAGTTCTAGACTCCTGAATAGGCTCAACATGCCCCTCAGCGCTTCCATAATCTATCCATGCCAGTACCCGCGGCTTATATCCTAGATTGTGCTGTATAGTCTGGTCGTTCGCAATAGTATATGACCCCACGAGCGACATATAGCGATATTCTGAGTTAAACACGAATTTGGATGCCTTGTTACTGGTAGCTGGAGCAGTGGCTTGAGATTCTCGGCTAAAGAATCCATATATTCTTACCCAAACCGGCCTACCCGAATAGGCATAATTTTGGACAAATATACGCGTTTTTGTAGCCCAACAAATTACTGGATCTGCACCTACCCGCGTCATGCCACAGTTTCTAGTACTGGAGAAATCAGACGAAGTTGACCAGATACCTACAATCAGAGGGATATCAGAGAAGTTATGCGGTGTAGATACCGCATTGATGTCCGGAGCATACATCTCTGCGAGTAAGACAATCTTATCGATCGGATATTCCGAGTTAAACTGAAAATTCTTCAAGTTCATGCAAGATCCTGAATTACATCACGCCCCGGTTCTGCGATTGCCAAGATCGGAGCACCGCTCGACGGTTTCTGACCCATTAGAATTTGAGCCTTTCCGTCCGCCCCATACACAATAATCTGTTCCTGGCCTTGTTCATTTTGACCCATCGATATCCGCAGCACGCTCTGAGAGTCGTAGTATCTGAAGCCAGTCTCATCGAGGCGCAAGACTTCTACGCCTGATTTACGGATGATGATCTCACCGGTGTCCTCATTAATACTCAAAGACCCAGATAGCGACGATGTGACTGTGTTGCCTTTTGTGGTGATATTTGTAATGATCATTGAATCAAATCCTCCGAGTTAAGTTGAGAAATATTAAGCGTAAATGCCCCCTGCTGAATACTTGCGCCAATTAGTGATAGTTCAGTTACTAGTCCGGAATTGGCGGAGAAAGTATAATGAATCGATTGGATCCGATAAACGCCATCATATTGCTGGCTACTAGTGGTAATCTCTATCATATCCATAAGTTGGAAAGAGAAATCTCCCTTAATGGTTGCCGTAATTACCCTGCCGTAGTCTTTTTTATTACTGATGATAGTTCTACCATAATGATCAGCTTGATAAAGCGTCTGGAAAAATGCGTTGTCGGTAATCTCTAGAAGATGATCACCATATTTCTCTACCGACTCATCGTCATATGCGTCATAGTAAAGTTGATTAACAACTTTTGCCGGTTCTCCCCATAGCTTCATCTCAGTAATTTCCACAGAGTAACCCAGAGTATTTGTGAATGTAACAGTATAAGCGTTAGTCGATAATACTCCTCTAGCCGTCACTCCTGTTTTAATTTCATTTAAGCTGCTATCTTGTGCTGTAAACCATGAGACAGAGGATGATTTGCCAAGTGTAGGGGCCACAACGTCATAACATGGGTCAGACAGCCCACAGCGTACTTCCAGCGTTCCGTGCGCAGGAACCGTCCATAATGAGGAGAAATTGCGATCAGTACTACTATTAGATTTTGAGTAAACCTCCTGCCATTCTTGTACCTCTCGTATATCTGCAGTAATTTGTACATGGTTGATAATATCTGATTCACCAGAAGCTTCAAGAGAAATAATGTCATAATCTGTTAAGTTAGCTACAATATCCGTATCCGAGTTGATAGAAGCTGAGGTCTCAAAACGTACAATACCTTTTTCATCTAACCACATAAAACCACCCTCTGATTGAACTAACTTCTTCAGTGCGGTACCAGCGTCTTCGCCTATATCAAATGAGACAAATGGAATCTTATATCTTCCCGTAGCTAACTGGTACTGTTGAGGTGATAGCCCATAGGCTTCTAGAATCTTAGCGATTACTTTATCCGTCGTCACATCCCTCATGGCAATAAAAGTCGACAAGGACTGATTGCAGATGTCATACAAAAAATCTACCGCATGATAATCTACGGTTTTAGAACCTTCTTGCACATCAGGCAGGCCTTGAGTGAGTCCCACGAACTGAGAAATGACCTCAGGAGCTTTATTATAGGTTGCATATAGCTTGACTGGCCGAGAGGGAAGGTTGTATTCCCCGATAGTGGATAGTGGATTTAGCGGAATAAAATATCCATCGGTATTTTCTAGCGTAAAATCCATCATCCCACATTGTATCTGATATGGAAATTCTAACGATCTTGACCACTCTATCTCTACCAATCGATCGGAGAAGTCGGTGTAGTTATAGAAGTTCCAGTTCTGAGCTGGCACATCTTCGTCCGACCCCATGAGGATATCTGGCCCGTTCAGTTGGGACTGGTCTAGCCTGAAAAAGCTTCCAAGGTTCAGCTGCTTCTCGAAAGATAAATACAACATTACAATCGGATTGATTACTTGTCCAAAAGCTTTCTCATGGAATGATGGGGAAACGGTAATCATGGCATCTGCTTGCTTTCCCTGAAAGTAACAACTACATTTTCCACCATGCCGCAATTACTGGTGACCTCCTGATCATTCAAGGTCATTTTGGCGGTCATATTTTGGACATTGATATTTTCTGCCCCAGTGACGGTGATATTGGGATATTTGAGGTTCGCATATTGTCGATCTCTGAAGTCTCGGAGTTTGGCGTAGTCATCTGGCCCTAGATATCCCAGCTTGAATGTATATTCTCGTTTGGTATTAGAGTAGTAGGTAGAAATATTCCCATCTATAGTTTGTACATCCTGCTCCATAATCTGGGGAGAAAGCGTAATAGGCACTAGCAGCACGCTAAAAGTCATGCTGTCTTGATTGTCTTGGATAGTAAGTTTAATCATGCTAACCTCGCTTGATTTACTTGATTCAGGGCGGCCACAATCTGTTCCGCCACTTTCCTCTGTTCAGATTTAGAAGTAGCGAACGTACCAGATATGTTAATTGTGATATTCTGGGCTGTAGTGAGCTCTTTCGGCTGTCCGGTAGACTGATCTACCATGTTAGCCGGTACGACATACTCACCACGGTGTACGACTCCGGCGATTTCATTTTGAGCACCTCGGCCGGTATAACCACCGGACGCGTAGCCACTCCTCACCCATTTACCATTCGAGAAATTATAGTCAGCATCATCAAACCCGTTACCGTTGAATAGGTTATAGAACCTTTTTCCTATAGAATCAAAGAAGCTTACCGGCTTATTTAATATATCCTTGACGCCGTCTATCCAACTTTGGCCACTCTCTTCGCCGCCTTTTCTCATCAAGTTTACTCCATCATCTATGTAGCGATTTACAGTTTTGACGAGTTGCTCTTCCCATACTTTTTGTGTTTCTTCGGTAGTTCGCTTAACCTCGTCAATTTGCTGCTGATACGACTTTTTCTGCTCCTCGTATCTTTCCTTAAGAGACTCAATTTCATCCAAAAGGATAATGTTCCTGACGGATCGCAAGTCTTCACGATGTTTATTCATGAAAGCCACTTCTTCATCAAGCTCTGCTTGTAATGAGCTCAGTCTAGCGTCCAATTTCTCTTTGTCGGCTTGGTTTTGTAAATCTATCTCAGCTTGTCTCGCAGCGGTTTCCTGAGCATAAAGAGCTTTCTCTTTCTCAAGGGCGAATTGCACCTGAGATAGTTTTTGGCGATTATAATCATTATTATACCTTTGTAAGAAGTTAAGCTGGGTCATTAGCTCGTCAACAGTCTCCTGATGACTTCTCTCTTGCTCAGCTAAATTAGTATTAAAGCTAGCATTTCTTTCGTCAATTGCTCGACGATATTCAGTATTAGCCTCTTCGATTTGTGTTGTGAGATTATTCAAGTTCTCTTCGTGATCTATGGCTATCTGTTTGAGGTCACGATAATAGTCACGCGTAAGCTTGTCTAAGTTATCCTGGACTTTTTGAATAGATTTGGCCGTATCGTCAAGAGAGTCTTTTTGTTTATCACTGCTCTTTTTTGCCAGAAGGGCAGCAACGCTAAACCTTTCTTCCGACTTGGTAGCGGCACCGGTTTCCGAATTCAACGTTGATATGACAGCTGCCCCGGCACCCACAGCGCCTAAAGTTAAGACAAACTTTCCAATATTGCCCGTAAGCAGGGAGGAAATAGCGCTAGAACTTGCCATTGCGTCTCTCATCCTAGAAATCGCTTGGGTGGCAGCGCTAACTGCCACCACCAAGGATCCCCCAGCAGCCAAAATTCCCCCCAAGGTAACTAAACCAGTAGCGAGCGCTTGATTATGCTGAAGCCAATCTGCAAGGCCATTAATTAATGGACCAAAAATCTCAAATAATCTGCCCACATTAGATTTAGTAATTTCGATTTGGCTAGACAGTTTCGCCTGTGACCCAGCAAGCGAGTTAGTATATTTGGCCGCATTGCCTGAATAAGTAGAACCCTCTTGCATAAAACCGTTGTAGATAGCTTGCGCCTTCTGAGCCTGAGTAAGTTTATCTGTACTTATGCCGAGTTCGCGCGCATAGTTCTCCTGCATTTTAGCGATATTCGTCTGTACGCCCGCCGCATCTGAAAGTACCGAGTTTTCCATCCGGATACCTTCAGTAGCTACTCTTACAGCCTCACTCACAGAATAATTGGCTTGCCTGTTATAAACTGCGGCATCTGTTAGGGTTGCAATCAATTCTCCGGCTTGTTGCGCACTTAAGCCATACAATTCTAGGTTCTTTATAGCTGCTGCGGCATCAGACTGATTTACTAAACCATTTGCAGTCGATTCCTTGATTACCGTCATCGACTGGCTAATGCTGTTACCAGTAGCTTCAGCAACTGCTTTCATTCCATTCATGGAAGCTTCATAACGATTATAAGCTTCCACAGTTGCAGAAACTGCCCCTCTCAGACCGTCAAAAGTATTGATAGAGTCTTTCAGCTGTCGCGTAGCAATAATAAAATCTCCAATATTGCTCGATAAACGCTTTGCTTCGTTAGATGCCTCACTAAGTGAAGGTGTCAATCCCTTAATAAATTGATTGGCTTTATTTTCTGCATCAGTAGTAACAAGCTTTAGCTCAAATACCGCACTACCAATAGTTTCTTCCATCAAATCACCTCCATATGATACTTAAGGTGGTATAATGGAGGTATGGGCATGGATCCAGAAAAACGTAAGAAGATCAAAAAGTATCTCAGTTTGAAAACACACATTGACGAAGGTGGTCGGTTCTCTCCAGATTTGTTGATGTTCATGATGTTGATTTTTGTTCTTCTCATGGTGATTCCTCTTGTAATTGGAGCAATTCAGAGCCTCATTTAGAAGCTTCTCTGGATAGGTTCGTCACATATTCAGCATTTTTTTGTGCGTATTCTCGGTCGTAGGAGGACACGTTTGTAGCTGCGTAGACTTTGCCTTCGTCCATCATTGTTCGGTATCTTACTTTCTCGGCAGCCTTTACCAATGCACTTGCCTCTACGAATCCGAATGCATGCCTAGTGCGTTTACCGTCTTTATCAATGCCTTCAGTGTAGTTACGCCTGAAATCTACTACCGCTTGCCATCCGTAGTAGTAACCAAGTTGAGCTGCTAAATATAAATCAGTAGGAATGTCTCGTTTATATTTAGATACCCGGCGCTGCTCAGCCCATTGATTGACCATTTCTCGGTCTTCTTGGGACATAAAATCTAGCAGATTAGACATACTCCTCCTGATGATTAGATTCAATCTGTAGTGCTTGGTTATATAGATCCTTAATTTGAGCCATGGTCAAATCTTTAAATAATTTATTAAGAGCTGCCTTATCGTCTGAGTCCCACAACGACAAAAGTGCATGAGCAGCAAAATCTTGGGCCTGCTCTAGTCTTCGAGTGCAATTAGCGAACTCTTCTTGCGCCTCAATATATTTGGGGCTTTGTTTAAGCTGTTCAAGGTCATCTACCAGACCGTCGGATAGTAGTTGTTGCTCTTTCTCGATAAGACTCTTATATTTTTTATTTACAGCTTCGGAAGCGTCTGAAGCTTCACCCAATCTACGTCGCATTTCTGCTTCGGTACCAGCTCCAAGATGCGTAAGTCTAAACTCACCATACCCATCAATTCGGACATTGATCGTTAGTGGTTTAGCTGATAAAGTTATTGTCATAGTTATATCTACCTTTCTAGTACTTAGAATGGGGCTTATTGTGTGCATTAGATAAGGCATATGCTATAATAAAAATGTTCAGTACAAATTCGACGGGAAGCTTAATTCTAAGCTTGGGCCAATGTCGGTAGAATTAAGCCGTTGGGTATGTACTGAACACACATATTAAACATTGGCCCATTTTGGGTGGAGAGGATAAACTATGGCAACGCCAAAATCTGAGGGGTTTCAGTTATACGAAAAACTCCATAATATGGAGCAGAACACTGAAGCTATATATGACCAGCTGGCAGATTTGAAGAAAATATTAAATGGAATAAGAACCGCAACGAGCATCATTGCGGGGATTTTTGTATTTTCTATCGCAATGGCTTTCCTGATGTCAGCCATGGCTTCTTCACACATATAGTGGTAATATCATGAATAAGGGACTGAAGATCTTTCTGATAGCCACCGGCGTAGCTCTAGCTATGGGTGCATGGTATAACGTGATGAGTGCAAATCGGGACAAACATCAACCGAAACCTACATCATCTACGGAAAGCACCGGGTATAAGTTCAAGTGGCGAGCCTGGGATGGGGAACACGAAATGCCGAACGCCGATATCGTCGTTCGCTCAGATCACGCATCAGGAAACCCATATTATGGATACGGTAATATCACTGGTGTTGCATTCAACCGGAGCGGCAAGGACTATAGCTACGTCCAACTCACCTTTGGCTTATATAACGAAAATATGCAGAAGTTTGGCACATGTTTAGCCAATATGAGCTCTCTCAAGTCAGGTCAAACATGGTCATTTGACGCAACCTGCACCAATTGGCAAGAAAACACTAAATACGACCTTGAGGACGTCAGCTTCTTCTAGGGAGGCAATTTGGGATTATCGGTGCCAATGTCAATGATTTTGTGGTAAAATAAGGATACGGAGGCTAATTATGAGTAATATAGCAAAACTTCAAAAAGCAATCTATAGCAACCTAGATACATTGAAAGATCTGTACAAGCAGGCGGAAGGTTTGCATGGTCTTATCGAACAAGTCAAGGACGATACTCTTAAAAAGAGCCTTACTGATAATTATGACCAGGTTATTGAAACCTTGGGGAAGCATATCGACACTACCGATGAGCTGATTAAGGCCTTGAAGAAAGCCCTAGACGACTAGCCAATGGGAAAAGCCTATAGCACTAAACTGGAGGAGATGGAAAAAGCGGCGAATATAGAGAATAGTCGCCAAGATAATAAGAGTCGTTCACATATTGCTTACGGTTTTACTTATGCCTTTATTTTCTTTATTGGTATAATCCTTATCGGTGGGTCCATATATAATGCTTTGGTTGATGAAACCAAAATTATAGACATCTCTGGGCTGATTACTACTTTTGTGGCACAATTTGGTACGCCGCTAGGTTTTGTATTAGGGTATTATTTTAAGGATAAAAATAGCTGACAAAAACCGCCCCGAAGGGCGGCTATTTGTTGTGAGACGATCTCTACTCGCTCGGTGTAGTCGAGATCGGTACAGTCTTCTGTGTAGTAGGATCGTATTTGCTCGGCTGGGTGAGATCGCCAGTACCATATCGCATAATATTACCGTTCTCATCAGGTTGCATGTAGACAGTAACCTCGAATGAAGCGGCTTCACTGGTCGCAAGAGTGGGATTAAATACAATCTTAGACACAGCGGCATAGATGTAGATGTCGTTGTCGTCGGTGGTCTCGCATACCGAGTGGATGTTCATCGGCTGAGGGGTGCGTTGTACGCAAGCAGCTGATCCGAAGATAATATTGCCGCTCTTCTGTTCGCCAGAGGGCTCATGGTAGGCTTCAGGCCATATCACCCCCAGATACTTCGGCGCGTTCTGTTGAGGCAGAAATAGCGTAAAAGTAAGCTGCGACGTGGTTGGTTTACCAGATGGCTTCGTAATGGTCCCGCCCTGCGTTTCTGCGCTGAGCTCACCCTCTTCATAGTTTGGAGAAATATCGCCCAACAGCTGCGCTGGGATGGTGGTATCGCCAACAGTTAGCTCGTAATTGCCTGCTAAGAGGTCAAACATAATTTAAGTCCTTTCGGTTAGAGTTAGTTTTAAGACTTATCGTTATGCTCATGCTGATAGCTATGATGTATAGTGTAGTAATTAAAGTGTGCAAGGAGAAAGCGCGTCTATATCATTGTTATGCCAAATGCAGATCTTAGGCGATTTTTTGGAAATCATAGTTTACTCTATCTAAAGTAGCACCGCTTGTACACCATACGTACAATTTGCAGCCAGCTATATCGGTTTTCGTGCTACCGTATACGATAAAATTGTAAAAAGTGGCCGTAGTCTCCGGATTATGTGGCGGTATGAATAAAGAGGCATTAAAAAATGTATTACCCGTTGATGATCCCATTGCTAGCTTAAAATTGATGGTATCGTCTTTATCTGGCATAGTAGTTCTAAGTCGAATCAATCCTACATATGATCCAGCCGGTATATCAATATGCGCCCAACTAATATCAGTCAATGAAGTGACTAGTTTAGATGATCCTAAAAAGAAAGTGTTTATCGGATCACTCATATTGAGCTTCTTGCCAAGCTCATCACTCACTGCTTTCTGGCTCATGATGGCAGTTTCTGACGTGCCGGTAGATTGGGAGATGGCGGTCTTCGGAACATATAAATTATTCGACTCTGTCTTCGTATACACATTTCCCAGTCCAGTCTGAACCTCTTCCACAGTCTGAGAGAGGGAGCTAAGACTAGTTTTGGTTGCAAATTGGTTGTCTGCTTCTGTCTTAGTATAATAATCCGTCAAATCTACGGTCTGCGTCCCCAGCTCTTCCCATGCGCCATTGACGTGGATATACTCTGTATAGAGATTTTGGGACTCTTCGCCGGTTTTGAGGAGATAGACGGTAGTATCACTGATTCCAGTCGTTGGTAAAGAATCGACCACTGCAATAGCAAACTTAGGAATCGCACTGATCATCTGATCAGTCTGGGTTTTGGTGTAATAGTTCTGTAGATCAGCTTGAACTTGCGTTTGCAGTGCCTGAATAGCTTTGGTCCGTGCGGTTGTTTCCGCGCCAATAGCTTCAGTTCTGGCTTCTGCTTCAGCGGATACGGCCGCCTCTCGCGCCGTCGTCTCGGCAGAAATAGCGTCTACTCGGGCCTTAGCCTCTGCATCGACAGCCCTCGTAGTTGCATCTTGCGACATTACTGCCGTGGTAGACGTACCAGTAGTCTGTTGGATGTCCACTGTAGCGTCAGATCCGTCCTTGCCAGGTTCACCTTGAGGGCCCTGAGGTCCTTCTGGACCAGCTTCTCCAGGATCACCCTTCTGCCCCTTTAATAGCTCAACATCGATCTTTGATGTATTACCATTAACTACCCCAGCAACGACATCTCCTGCATTGATCTGAGACGCACTAGGCAGCTCAGAAATCTTAGTTCCTTCCATTTATCTCCTTTGTAATTACGTAATTATTTTGTGTAAGTATTTGGGATCCTTCCTCCGTGGTAACGGCATCTTTCACAATGGGAGAATCTGACTTGTCTAACTCCATATCATAGTAGATAGTGCCAGTGAGGGAATAGATCAACCTACCGTCCACGTCCTGGCCTTCATTGGTAATGGAGCTTGGAGGCATGATTGTGACGCCTACTACTCCGCCAACATCACACTCAGGCACCGCAGGAAGCGTACATTTCGCATAGGAATGATGTAGGAGTCGGGCTACTTTTTGGATTAGATCGTACGTCTTCAGGTCATCGTCCTGTCGACAGTAAAGCTGATATGTCACTGAAGGACGGCTGTAGCGGTCTTGTGACCCGCCCAGATCCGTTACATAGAGCCCCTCCCGACCGATCCCGAGCTTCTCCCAGAAGAGGTCTTCGTCGATCTTCCCAAAGCCCATCTGCTCGAGATATTTCAGGAGTGATAATGTCACAATTTGCTTCATAGAAATTTCTTCAAACCTTGTTTAACTGTCTCATTGCCAGTAGTCTTTAGATAATGCGGACCTGTACCAGGAGTGGTATAGTGCTGGAACTGCGTCTCCTCTTGAATCAACGCATATCTTACACGCTCATTGCCGAATACCACGCTGATCTTATTGCCCATCCCCTCAATATGACCAGACTCGCGTAGATCACCATCGCGTCTAGGAGTACGCTTAATTTGGGCAGTTTTGACTATAGCTATGCCCATATTACGCAGCCCCTTCTGTAATCTGATCTCTTCTTTTCTTAGCCAATCCGCCGAATGGTCTTCAATCTTAATGCTTACTGCCATTGGCCGCCTTCGTATATTTAGCGGTTTGTAAAGTAAGTCTGTAGTGCTCAATTTCTCCAGTAGCAAAGTTAGTTCCAGCAGTCGCCCCCACGATCGCGTAGTCCTGATCATCCACCCTGATACCATTGCCCACAAACTGCCCCGGGGAAGTATAGGTAAAATCCTCTGGACGCACATGGAGAGTTGCCGACGAATCGATACTCTCCATGTTGCCGTTTTGCACTCTACCATTTCGGGCCTTGAATACACCTGTTAGCTCAGTCTCTTCTATGATGGCGTCGCCTCTCACAGTACTCTGGACAATCTTGAGGAATGTATATGGTCTTGGTTTAAAGATCGTAAATACAGTTGCCACAAAGCACCCTCCCGCTCTTGATTGGAGCTTGACACTGGCTGTATTTGTCTAAGGTCTTCTCGTTTACCTTGGCGAAGTCGACCATAGGACTAGACGCATCTTCAAAGTAGCTGATAGAGAAATCCTCCACTTGCTTGCGGTTTACTCCATGATTCACTGAGGCTTCTTGCTCTTGAAGCGTTACTCCAAAGCAACGTGCGAGTACTAGCAGAAGATCGGCCGGGATAGGATCCATCTCAGTAATTTGTAAACAAAGCAGATCTGATAGACGTGTAATAGCGAGCTCCAGATAAAGATCATAGTTCTTGATCTCTAAGGTACTAAGGGGACGACCGAGCAGAGCGGCCATTTGGTCTTGAGTGATAATAGGTTCGTCTTCCATGTCGTCTCCTTAAGGTTGGTAATTCTCGGTAAGGATTGCTACACCGGATTCGGTGAGCAATCCTACGCCTGCTTCAGTTAATAATGCAGGTCCGTCTATTTTGACGCTGCTGACGCATAACCTGCTAGGGTCTTATGGCCGTACATCGTACCTGCTACTGCGCGCTCTTGGAGCATTACATCGGTATTGTAGTCGAGATCAAACATCGTGCGGATCATTGGATCACCCATGGCAAGCAGATACGAGTTCTCGCGGTAACCGATAACGTCATAGCCAGATCCAGTCATGTACGGTGACTCAAAGATATAAGTACCGAAGAGGTTCTGCATATCTGTGCCGAGAGGGAAGAGGGGTTCGCCATTGTCTTTCGTCGCCACTTCAAGAGCGGTGAGTGTACCTTCAGGCACGAAGATAATCTTGCGCCCAACTCCGCCACGGATAGCGCCTTTGACCTTCACAATCTTCTGCCATAAGCTATCGGCGGCTGCGTTCGGGATTACGGTAGCAACTGCCGTGCTAAAGGCACTGGCGCCAGTAGTCTTGGCGGCTTCATTGAGGTCACCCACCATGCTCCACGGACCACGCGTGCCGTCGAAGATGCGATAGTCAGCTGCGCTGCCAGACGGAGTCGTACGGCCATCATCAAAGATAATCGCGCGAACTAGCTCATCACCAATCCTCGTGCTCAGGTCTTCATTGCGGAAGCGAAGGAGTTCGCCGGTTTCGTCATCAAGAAGATCTTGAAGATCGATCGACAGTTTCTTATACATGACTTTGAATTTGTAGTCACGTCTTACGTCGCTGACGTTCTGTTCAGCTTTCAAATCGCCTTTCTTGTGACCAAGAGCACGATCAGTGGTATTCATGGCATAGACTGCGCCACTGAGCAGGTTAGTGCGCCTGAAGGTACCAAGTGCCTCGTAGTGGTCTTCCCATCCCTTGAAAAAGATCTGCTCCAAGCGAGTTGGTAAAATAGCGTCACCAGTGATACCCTTTTCCTTTAGCTTGTTGCCCCAAGCTTTCATCACCATTTGGCTGGATTGGCCATAATTCTCGACGATTGTGCGAGCGAAGTCGTGATCGGCTTGCTTGGATTTTAGGTATTCTTTAGCCTGGCTCTTGATCGAGACCGACGCCTGAGAAGGCGCTTTGACTTGCTTTGCAGCAAGCTCTTGATGATTTGTAGTAGTATTCATAGATTTCTCCTTTTCTGTTTCCGTCTCGCGCTCCACTGTTTCCTCTCCAGCCGTTTCGGGCTGAGCATCGGCTTCTGGAGCTTGAGCCGTAGTCTGTTGGTTGCCTTCTACCGGAACTGTGGCCTCAGTAGTCTGAGTCTCCTGTGTGGTAGTATTTGTAGACTTGTCTTCGTCCATGGTTTCTCCCTTAATCTGTTTCACTGCCAGAGTCCGCGCTTCTTTATTCGACCCGCGCGTTACCAGTGATACTTCGACGATCTCGCCGCCTATATCCGAATTGGTTTCCGGATCATGCTCGTATTCGCGGTACTGGATCGAGTAAGCATTATCGAGATGACCTTCTTCAATCAGCTTGAAAATATCCTGCGCATAATCGCGCGATGAGATACCAGCTTCAAAGATGAGCTTTCCGTCATCGTACGACGCTCGACGCACCGATCCGATAGTCTTCTCAACGTCCCGTAGGACATGGTTGGTAAGAAAGGGAATATCCACTTCCTCTGACCCGCCAGCTGGTAGGTCTTTGACTACGATGTGCCCACCACCTTTGAGAGGTAAGCGAAATGTGTCAATCAGCACGTGGTCATAGTCTCGATCCTCACTGGACGTAGAAGCGACGAAGGTTACCCGACGCTCAGATTCTGTACTAGTGATCTTGATTTTATTCAGAGAAAGAGATTTAATCTTCTCTGCCATTTTTTAATATTCCTTAAGCATTAGCTTTTTATTTAGTCGCCCAACAAGGCATTGACTGATTTAAGATATGAGCGTTATGATGTGCATTAGTAAAAAAAATAGACCGAGATTTTCTCGATCTATTGCGCTTTCGTAAGCTTTAGAAGCGTACGCCAGCGTACTCTACAGGTTTTCTTTCCAGATCATCAATAGCATATCTCAGGGCGTCCATCAGGTGATCATTTCCATCCTGTGGGACGTCCAGCACTTCACCAGTAGATCGTTTCTTCCTCCATGCGTAAGTAAGAAATTCACGCTCTAGGTTTTTGCCGATATAGAATATGCGTCGTTGCTTGACCCGATCTATCCCACGTTTCACTGAGCCGCTATCTTTGTTAGCTCCTATGATCAAAAATCCCGCCGATTCTATTTCTGCGATGATTTCCGGCCGTGCGCTGTCCCCTACAATCAGCACGCTTGGATCTATATTGTGCGACTTAAAGATTTCTGCATATTGAGACCCTAGAATACCTTTCTGGTATAGTTCTTCCTGAACAATCGTGCCCCCATCTTCTGTCTTCCAAACTGAGACCATGGCAGTCTCATCATTACTAAATCCAAAGTCCAGTCCATACCGCACTAGCTGGGCATTTTCCGGCACTTCATCCACTCGTTCCCAGCCTTCATATACGTTGCCCTCTAGTGAACCAATTTCTCCTAATCCATACACGCGCCACCAGTTAGAAGTGCCGTCGCCACGCTCCATCTCGATATCTGCTACGGTGTCATCATCCAGCGCCTCATTATCAGTGTAGGTGACCTTGATGAATGCTACGTCATTACTTCGCAACTCGTTATTGACTAACTCTGTATGCGCCCAGAACTCATTCACTGGGTTGAAGTCCAGAATCCGGAAACCTCTTGTACGCTTGGCCAGCTCCCGGTAGGTATTCCAGCTAATCGAATTTGCCTCATTAATGTACAATAAATCACGTCTTGGACCATGCGCGCCCATCAGCTCTACCGACCGGAATTGAATCACGGAATGGTTCGGCAGTGTTAGCTCGTTTAGAGTCCTGCTCCAATCAGCAATATCATAAACACCCGTCTCACGACAGATATCTAGGAAATCACTCATTGCGCCGTCTCGGAGGTGAGGAAGGGTATCAGAAACAATAGTACATCTCTTGTTTGGGTTTTCGATAGCCCAGTTGAGAACGTAGCAGAGAATTGCTATGGTTTTTCCAGCAGAGGTGCCACCTTGGATGACCCAGGTACGCTTACCTGAGTCTTCCAGGGCTCGTATTTTCTCAAGAGTGGTTGTTATGGAATACTTCATTTCTATATTTTTCCGTGCGTCGAATACTTAATATGACTTCGAGGCGTCCGTCAGTACTTTTCCAGATTACGCTTCCGGTACCATCAGCCCATTTTTGAATATCTGGCAGAATCATCTGAGCAATTCGGCGTTTGTCATTCTTAATAAGTGGCGGTAGAGAATCAATAGCTCCCAATAAATCGCCCTTAGTAATGTCTGTCATGAAATCCAGCTCCTTAAACTTGGAGTAAGGTTGAGGTTGATAATTACATCAAGGTGAGACAGAGCGGATTCAAAATCCTTAAAATAGAGTATTGAGAATCTTAATTTTCGCATTTCTTCTCTTTCTTCGGCAAAATGCCTTGAATTTCTATATTGCGATTAGTAATATCTTTTCGGTCGATTATCCTACCTTTCATCTTGTTGTATTCTTGAATCGCACCAAGCTTGGTCTTAAAGTCTGCATCCTGACAAATAAGCTTTTCAAGCTGTTTGTCCACAAAAGTATCATTCAGACCATGAGCTTCGAATATCTCTTCGATCCTCTCTAAGATGTAAGCCTTTGTCAGGTTTTCGCAAGCGCCAGATTTAGCTACTTTATAGGCGTTTGGCCTTGATATGTCCACATTATAAGCTTCAATGTAAGATCGTACACCATTACCAAAGAACTCCGCATCGCTTGCATAGAGCTGACAAAATAATTCCTGCTGAGGAGTCAACCTATGGCCACTTTTAGTCTGAAAAACAGAAGCCTTAGCCTTCTTGGTCCTTTTTGCCATTCTGCCATTTCCTTTTACGCACCCTCAGCCGGAGCTTCGTCACCCTGATCAGCCAAACGACTCTTTCTATCAGACCCTTTGGCTTTTGAGAGTCTTTGCATGTCATCCTTAGTTCTCCCCAGCTGTGCTAATTTATTTTTACATTTATTCGCCTCAATCATAATGTCCTTTGCCTTTCCTTTGCCAATTTGTATAAATGCAAGGTAATCCTCGCCTCCCCAAATCTTTACAGCCTTCTTGTGCCAATCTGGACGGTACGCCGTACGCTTTACTTTGATATCAATCCCTTCGTGCGAATACCAGCTTAGAATGGCTTGCCATTCCTCAGGATACTCACACGATAAGCAGTACTTGGTATAAATTACTGCTTTAGCTCTCCGCGTCATTAGTAAACCTCCCGGAGCACGCGAATGCCTTTGGGTGGGATTGTGTTCATAGTTGTAGTAACTACTTTTGAATCTATGTCATACCTATTGGCTAATCTGTATATGTCGTATAGGTCATAGAGGGAATTATTGCGCATCAAGGCCATCGCGAACGGTCGCCACTTACGCTTAAAATCCCCTCGATGTCGCTCATACCACCGATGAAACATCACACACGTCATACCTTGACTGACGGTGATGGTGTGTTTGTCCCTGTAATAGATTTGCAACCCGTGAGTAAATCTTACCCTTTGATCAAATTTTCTAAAATCGCTCTTTTCATTCATTGGTGTAAATTTTTGTGCTAGATATGTGCACCCAGCAATTGCTATCAGATACTCTCTGACAGATCCTTAATTTTGATTTTCATTAGCAGTCCATTCAAAGAGTCCATCTATTTATCCTCTATTAATTCTATTTGTGGGGGAATGGGACATTCCCATGGTAAAGCTATAGCAAAACCTGACGGGATATATACTTTTACTTTCTTGCCACTACCAGCCAGTTCTCTAGCCATGCCTATGTCATCCTTAGCGAGACAAAAGGATGGCTGCGAATCTTCTCCTGCATATTCACTAAATCGTAAATGTGCTTCTGTCTCACCTAAAGATTCAGTTACCGAATAAATGTATCCAGTATAAGTTTTATCCCCAGTATTCCAATGGGTACACATTAATAGAAAGTTTATGATAGTAATAGACAGAATTGCCACCATACTAGCAAATATTGTTAGAAATTTTTTCATGTTATTTATCCTTCTTTAGGAGATTTTTCGTTTCCCATTTAGTCAATGCTTCACCAAACGACATGTCACCATATTCTTTCAGGAGACTCTTAACAAAATAAGCCGATGCGTAAAATGTTGGACACACTGGGTTCCCAATACTAACTCTCTTTGAGTTGTATTTTCCATATTTGTAATCACGTAATTTTGGATGCTTGAGTATTTCACTCAGTAAATTGCTGTAATTAAAATCATAGTCTGTTACAGGTTGCATTATCTTCCTCCTAAATATTCATCAATTATTTTTTTAGCTTCCTCAAATCCTACAGCGAACTCAGCGCAGTAGCTACGCTGGCGCAATCCCTCCAATACCTCTGCCTGCTCAGCGATGTGCTCAGTAGCCCACTCGCCGTTCTTCTTTTTGAGGCGAGCGCCTTCTTTTTTGAGCTCGAGGAAAAGACCAGCCATCACTACCATTGCTGGCTTTTTATATTCGCCTTTTTGGTGGGGGAAACAAACCCAGTGAGATTGTTCATACTTGCGCGCGTCGTTAAAGTCTCGGGGAATTATGATGTGCATCTCCGCAATAAACATATCCGGCCAAGCTCTTCGTCCACCATTCTGTCTCTTCTGCTTCATGGCTTGCCCGGGAGTGAGCTTCGCCCCACTCCCGAAGTCCGAGTGAAAAAGCACATCTGGATATTGTAAGCGCAGATAGTCTGCGACTTGAGTCTGTAAGTCTGATTCGCTCATTTGTTTTCCTCCACCAACTCTGGGTTCGAGAGAATGTGACCAATGACTTCAAAGTACTCACCCCCGCACACCATATCATCTAGTACATTTTCACATTTGGTCCTATACATCCCCTCATCGCCATCATACTGAACAACTGATATGCTATCATCTGGCTCCCGTAAAATACTCCCCTCAAATATCTCCTTACCGTTCTTATCGAAGAGGTTGGTGGATTGGACGATAGTGAAACGCTCGGCTACTTCATCTAATTCGACAGCACAATCCCAAATGGTAGGCTCCACTAAATTAGCAATTTCACGCCAGTTTAGGATATGGCCGTTTATTCCTCTAACGAATTTGCACCCCTTTTCATCCCACACCATAAACCGCTTTGGCATAGGCTGGAAGTTTAGCTCTCCGACATTGATGTCGGAAAGCTGAGTATTCTCGTTGTCCATTTAGCGTCCTCTCTCAGCTGCCTTAAAGTTATAAATCGGCTTAATATTCTCGATGATGTCA